GCATCGAACGTCGTTCCGTTCGACCCCACCACCCCCCGCCGCCTGGGCCGTGCCGCACAAGCCGCCCAGTGGTACGCCGAACTCGCCGCCGAGGAGCACTGACATGGACCGCCGCGAAGTCGCCGCCCTCATCGCCTACGCCGACCGCCTCGACCCCGCCCGCGCCGTCACCGACCAGGCCGCCGCCGCCGAACGCCTCACCCAGTGGCACGACCTGCTGCACGACGTCCCCCCGACCGCGCCACACCCCGAAGGCCGCCACTGGGACGCGTCCGACGCCGTCCGACGCCACATCGCCACCTCGCCGTACCCGATCAAGCCGTCCGACGTGTCGCGGCCCTGGCACGCCTTCCGCAGCGACGTCCTACGCCGCCACGTCGACCCCGTCCCCAACGTCGACCCCGACAACGCAGCCGCCTACCGCGCCGCCATCGCCGGCCACCGCCACGCCATCGAAACCGGCGCCACCGTCGCCACCCCCCGCGCCCTGCTACCCGGCGAAACCGGCACCCGCGAACAACGCGACCAGTCCGCCGCCAAGCGCCTCCGCGAACTCGGCACCTACGTACCACGCGCCGTCGCCGCCGAACTCGCCGGCTACCGGCCCCACCGCGCCGAACGCGAACGCCTCGCCGCCGCCGGCCGCCCCGACCCGCTCGACGTCCCCTGCCCCGTCGGCACCTGCCGCGCGGCCGCCGGCCGCCCCTGCACCTACCAGGGCCGCGGAGACGCCCGCCGGCCGCTCGCCAACGCCCACCCCTCCCGCCTCGACGCCGCCACCCTCCACCACGCCGCCCGGAACGGAGCCGCGCAGTGAACCGCAGCAAGCACCCCGACCGGCCCCCACACCGCCGCAAGCCCACCAACGGCGACACCACCCGCAACCGCACCGCCTACCGCATCGAAGCGTCCTGGAACGACCAGCCCGACCGCACCGTCGTCAAGGTCACCCCCGACAAGAAGGCCGCCCGCCGCCTCGCCCAACAGCGCGTCGACCAAGGCGCCTACGTCATCCTCCAGCAGCGCGACGGTTTCCACTGGCGCACCATCGCCGAATACAACGGTCCCGCGCTCGCCGCCGAACGCCGCGAAGAAGCCGCCTGGCACGCCCGCCAAGCGGCCCAAGAACGCGCCGCCGCCCGCCAGGCCGCCCAAGACGCCGAAGCCCGCGAGAAGCGCGCACAGCGCCGCGAGGCCGTACTCGACCACCTTGCCCACGTCATGGCCACACCCCCCACGCCCCGCGACGCCACCCGCGCCCGCCACACCGCCGGCGGCCCCCGATGACCGGCTGCGCGCCGGCCGCCCTCGCCGCGCTCCGCGCCGCCCTGGTCGACGCATACCACACCCGCGGCCCCCACACCGCCGAAGACGACGCACAAGCCGTCATCGACGCACTCACCCGCGACGGATGGCGCCTCATCCGCCACCCCACCGCCACCACCAACGACCCACACGCCTAACCCGCCGAACCGGGGGTGCGCAGACGTAGCAAGCGCACCCCCACGCCGTGTACCTTTCTGTCCAGAGAGATAGCAACCTCTCCCGAAAGACCGAACATCCCGCCGGAGGTGCATCCCGTGGCCCGCAAGCCCCGCCCCGTTACCGAGCGCTTCGCCGAGCGTGTCAACACCGCCGGCCCCATCAGCCTCTACCGCGGTGCCCCCGGCCCCTGCCACCTGTGGACCGGCAGCCCCCGAAACGTCGGGAACCTTGGCCAGTTCGGCGAGTCCTACGGACAGTTCAAGATCGGCGCCCGCAACGTCATCCCCCACAAGTTCGCCTACGAGCAGGCATACGGCCCCGTCCAACCGACCATCCGCCCCGACGGAACCGAAGTCCGCACCGTCATCGACCACCGGTGCCGCCGCCGCAACTGCGTCAACCCCGCACACCTCGAAGCCGTGGACGACAGAACCAACGTCCTGCGAGGCCGCAGCCTCCAAGCCCGCAACGCCACCAAGACGCAGTGCAGCAACGGCCACGACCTCACCGACCCCGAAAACGTCCGCGTGGTCTACCCGCCGTCGCACCCGAACGGCGCCCGTAAGTGCCTGACGTGCGCTCGCATGTACAGCCGCAACTACCAGACCCGTAAGCGCGCGGCCGCCAAGCAGAACCCCGACACCTACCGAGAGGCCGCCTGATGTCTGGCGAGACCCAAATAACCATGATCGGCAACGCCGTTGCTGACGCTGAGATTCGATTCACCCCCGGCGGCGCAGCCGTCGCCAACTTTCGGATGGCGTCCACGCCCCGCAAGTTCGACAAGCAGAAGAACGAATGGGTTGACGCTGAGCCGCTGTTCCTCGGTGTCTCCGTGTGGCGCCAGCAGGCCGAGAACGTGGCCGAGACCATCAAGCGCGGCACCCGCGTGATCGTGGTCGGCAACCTCACCCAGCGCCAGTACGACGCCAAGGACGGCACGAAGCGCAGCTCATACGAGATCGCCGACGCCGAAGTTGCCGTGTCGCTCAAGTCCGCCACCGCGACCGTCACGAAGAACGGCAGCCCCGGCCCCCAGCCCGCGCAGGGCGGCTACAGCCAGCAGCAGCCCGCCGCCGACCCCTGGGCCACCAACCAACAGCAGACCGGCTACAGCGACGAACCCCCCTTCTGATCCCCGCGGCGCGCACGTCCGGACGCTGGCCGTGCCGCGCGCGGGACCACCTCGACCCCTTGGAGCAACCCCATGGGCATGTACAGCAGCGCCTACCTCGCGTACGGCGTCCGCATCCCCGACACCGACGAGGACACCCTCGATGCCGCACTCCGCGGCACGCAGGGCGTTAGCCACCTGCATGCCGGCGCGTACGACCGGGACGCCACCTTCCTTGTAGCCGACGACACATGCACGAACGCCGGACTCGGCAGGCCGCAGCGTATCGAGCCGGCCGCGGTCGACCCCGCGTAGTGCGAGGCGTGGAACACGCAGCTCGCCGCGGCCGTCAAGGCGGTCGGCGTGACCCCGGCGGAGCAGCCCGCGTGGCTGCTGATCGCCGACGTGTCCTGACCATCCCTCTCCACACCACCAAACCAGGGAGCAACCCCATGAACCACACCGTCACCTTCGAGCCCCTGCCCGACGGCGCTACCCGCCACGGGATCAACACGGCCATCGCCGCCAAGCTGCGGGACCGGCCGGGCGAGTGGGCGCACATCAACACGTACACGACGCCGGGGTCTGCGGCGTCGTGCGCGCAGCAGATCAACTCGGGCCGGCTGGCGGCGTATGCCCCGGCGGGCTCGTTCGAGGCGAAGTCGCGGACGGTCGATGGCGAGCGGCGCGTGTACGCCCGCTACGTCGGCCCGGTCTGACCTACCCCTCTCGACTCCACACGAGACAGGAGCAACCCCTGATGAGCACCACACCCGACACCACGCCCGACCCGACTGACGCTGAGATCATCGAGTACGCCCGCGTCGTTGGTCTGGTCGAGCCGGAGAAGGCGCCCGCGTTCATGGCCGCCTACCAGGCCGCCATCAAGCCGTGCGAGCAGCACCCGGACGCGCCGCGCATCGGCGGCATGTGCGGCGGCTGCACCATCGTGCCCGACGCCGCGCCGCTCACCATGGCCGACCGCAACGCCCACGCCGTCTCCCTGTACGCCCGTACCGCCGTCGAGCTCGAAGACGCCCGCGCCGACGCCGCCAACCTCCGCACCATGTACAACGCGGCCGAAGCCCGGACGAACGACCTCATCGAGGAGCGCGACAAGCTGAGCGCTCTTGTGCCCGTGCTGTCGGACAGCGTGCGCCAGTTCCTCGGCTTCGCCCTCGACCAGGCCGCCGCGGAGATGGCCTCGTACGACGGGTTCACCGACGACGACGAGCAGGCCCTCGCCGTCCTGCGCCGCCTCGCCGCCGAGGAGCAGGGCCGATGACCGACCAGCAGCCCACAGAGCCCACCGCCCTCGACAAGCTCGCCACGCTCTACAGCGAAGCCGGCTACCGCGACAGCACCACCCGTCAACGCGCCGCCGAACTCCTCGCCCAGCACGCCCGCGAGCTCGCCGAGCAGACGCACGAACTCGCCCGCGAGCAGAACCGCGAGATGCGGGCCCGCGGCGACCGGTCCCGCGTCGCGTACTGCGCCGGCATGCACGCCGCCCGACGCGCGATCACCGCCTACGCCGACCGCCTCGACAGCGGTGACCAGTCGTGACCCGCCGACTCATCCGCGGCCACTGGTTCCGCGCCGACCACGCCAACGACCCATGCGGCTACAGCGGATGCGGACGCCCGCAAGCCGAGCACGTCGAGTCCGTCGGCGAATGGATGGACCCACGCCACTGGTACCGGCCGAGCCTGCGTCGCCCCTCATGCTGCGCCCGCTGCACCCGACCGTTCGCCCACTCCACACACCACGGCAGCCGCAAGAACCGCCGTCTCTGGCACACCCGGTGACCGCGTTCATGCTGCTCGCCGCGCTCCTCGCCACCCTCGCCCTACCACCCCGGAAGGACCGGCCCATGTTCCGCCGCCTGCTCGACCGCCTCACCCGCACCGCATCCGACGAGCGCTCCCCCGACTGGTGCCACCGGCACAACTGCCACCGCAGCGCATGCCCCACCCCCGACCACTGAGCCACGCGCACGACGGGCCGCCCCGCTCGAACCGGGGCGGCCCTGGCCCACCACCCTACGCACCGAGAGGAACAGCCGCCCATGTACCCGACCCTGTTCACCACCCCCGGCGTGAAGGCATTCGCCGAAGCCCTCGACACCGAACGCCAAGCACAGCTCGCCAAGTTCGGCGACCAGCACCACCGCGACGGGACCGGACCCGACCGCGTTTGGTCCTTCACCGGGCCCGCCAGCTTCGTCGCTTCCACCGCGCGAGAAGCGGTCGAGCAGCTTGCTGCCGAGGGAGACGGCTACGTCTCATGGCTCGACATCGCTCTGGAGGAGTTCGCGGAAGCCGCCGCCGAGTCCGATCCGGCCCGTCTTCGCGCCGAGCTGGTGCAGGTCGCCGCCGTCTGCGCCGCATGGGTGTACGACCTCGACCGGCGCAGCGCGACCACCGAGGAGCCGACCCGATGAGCCGCAGCAAGACCGCCCGCGAACGCGACGCCCTACGCACCGCCCGACGCGACGCCGCCAACATCCTCCTCTCCCGCGCGCAGCGAGGCGTACTCAGCAAGCCCGACGCCGACCAACTCCGCGCCATCGTCGAAGCCGAGTTCGCCCTCGCCGACCAGACCCGCGCATCCGCCGGCGGGCAGCAGATCGCGTTGCAGCGCGAGCAGCGCCGCGCCGAAGCCGCCGAACACGCCATCCGCGAAGCCGAGCAGGAGCGCGACGAGGCCGCGCAGCTCAGCCACCAGTACCGCAACGAGCGCGATAAGGCACGCGCCCTCCACGACGACTACGCCCGCCGCCTCGACCGCGTTCAGACCCTCGCCGCCATCATCCGCAGCGAAGCGCACCCGTTTGGGCTGCACGCCCACTTCGCCAACCGCATCGAGCAGGCCCTCGCAGGCGACCAGTGCGTGTGTGGCGAGCCCGAGGCGGCAGGGACGACACACCGCACCGACGGGCCATGCCACATCACCGAGCAGGCCCCGACCGTGCCGTCCCTGCCCGGTCAGCGCATCACCGCCGCCGACATGGCCGCCGCGTCCGTCGCCGCATCGGTAGCGCAACGCGCCACCATCACGTTCGCCGACCCCGTACAACAGCAGCTTGCGGACGCTGAAAAGCGCACGCAGCTCGCCCACCAGGCACGCCGCGACAAGGAAGCACAGCTCGACGACATCAAGCGCGCCATGCTCGACGCCGGACTCATGGACGAGGGCGACCCGTACAGTCACGCCGATCTGGCCGACGTCATCCGGCAGTCAGCCGACCGGCGGGCGAAGTACGAGCACATCGCCGAGGAGCAGCAGCAGCGCGCGGCCGACCTTGAGCAGCAGCTTGCCGACCTGCGCAAGGCGTACGCCGACATGGACGCCGTCGCCACACTGCGCGCCTCCCGCCTCGACGAGCCAGAGCAGCATCGGCAGGCCCTCGCCAACATGCTTGGCTGCGCCGCCGCCGCATCCTGGCCGCTGCTGCTCGGCATGGTCCAGAGCGTCATACGCGGGCGCGCCACAGCCGAGACCGAAGCATGGGACTACGCGGCTACGGCCGACCGGTACGAGACGGCCTGGCGCAGCGCCCGGAAGCGTGCCCGCAACGAGCGCAGCCTCCGCGAAACGTGGCAGAAGGCCGCCCGGCGCTACCGCGGCCAGACCGCCGACCTGCGGCAGACGATCATCAAGGGCCGCGAGCTGCTGCGCGCCACCGAGGACCAGCTCGCCGAAGCCCGCCGCCGCAACGCCGAACGGCCCCCCACCCTCAGCCCTGGCACCTGCAACGGCGCCGGCCCGGCAGGCCGCGGCCACCCCGTCCACGCGCTCAAGGCTGCGCTCACCGATGGCCGCGCGCTCACCTCATGGGAAGCCGCTGACCTGATCACCCCGTACTTCCGCTACCTGCACGACAAGTTCTGCACCCGCGAGCACCCGGAGACGCCGTGATCCTCGACCGGCTCGCCCCCGTCCTGCTCACCATCACCGCTGGCGCCCTGACCGGCCTCGCCGTCTGGGCCGGCCTCGCCACCGTCGACTACCTCACCGCCCGGAGGAACCGCCCGTGACCGCCCCACCGCAGCTCACGCCCGAGCAGGTCGAACACGTCACCCGCCAACTCCGCGCCGTCACCGAGGCGTACCGAAGCATGCTCGCGACCCTCGCCCCCGCCGTCGCCGAGACGTGCCGGCAGCTTCACGACGCGCTCAAGTCCGCCGGCCTGCTCGACAAGGACGGCAAGCCCACCACCCGCCCCGACCGGCCCGCCTGGCAGACGCCGTACGGGCCCCCGCAGAAAGGCCACCGCCCGTGACCCTCCTCGACCTCCTCGCCCTGCTCGCCGTCTGCGTGACCGTCCTCCTGTGCGTCCTCGTCTGGGCCGCCGCCGCCACCAACCGCAAGGGGAAGTGACCGCCATGACCGCCCCCCTGCCGCCGTACAGCGGCCCCGAACCCACCTGCCCCAAGTGCGGCAACGAAGGCGCCGCAACCGAGTTCCGCGCCCTCGGCGAATGCCTGCACGAGACCGGCGAGCAGGTACACACGTTCGCCCGGAACGAGCGGCTGCACCGTACGTGCTACCGCTGCGGCCACCAGTGGGACGAAGCCACCACCGACACCACCCCGGAGCCGTGACCCGTGCCCTGCCCTGCCCTCGAAGCCGCCCGCAAGCTCGCCCGCGCAGGCCACCACGTCCACTACGTCGCCCACGGCGAGGCCGTATGCCTCACCGGCCGCTGCACCCCAGGGAAGTGACCTCGTGCCCCTGTTCCTGCTCGGCATCGCCCTTGGCGCCCTCTCCGGACTCGGCACCTATGTGTTCACCACAGACGGACAGCTCGCCGCCATCGTCGGCATCGTGTGCGCCGTCCTGACGTGGCTCGGCATCGCCACCCTCGCCGTCCTCGACACCTGATCGGAGCCGCCCCGATGACCACCCCCGCCGCCCTCGAAGCACCCGCCGGACGCCGCGCCGCCATCGACCTCGCCGCGATCCGCGACATGTGGGGCGACCTGCTCGCCGCCATCGACGAGAAGCCGCACTCCGAATGGCCCCCGCGCGAATGCCGCGAATGGGAGCAGCCCCAGCCCGAGCAGGGCCCCGTGATCGGCCGCCTGCCCCTCACCCTTCGCGAACACCCGGCCCCGCTCAACCTCGACGCCCTGTCCGCCGCGGTCGAGGTCGAGCGCGCCCTGTTCACCACCGCCGACCACATCGCCCACCAGACGCAGCGCCCCGTACGACACTCACCCGTCGCGCTCCGCAGCATCCCCCCGCGCACCGTCATGCGCCCCGACCCTGACGACATGCTCGACCCCGCCCGCTGGCACCCCGCCACCACCGCGGGCCCCGGCAGCCGACGGCACGGGTTGCACTGGTGCGCCGTCTGGCTCGAAGGCCGCGCCCTCGGAGAGGACACCACAGCGCCCCGCCCGAGCAACACCGTCCACGTGCCGATGTTCACCCCCCTCGACGCCGCCACGCTCGACCAGCTCGCCGACGTCGCCCACCGCGCCCGTCGCACCGTCGAGCAGGCACTCGCCCGCGCCGGCCGCCGCACCACATTGGACGACCCGTGCCCCTGGTGCGGCGCCCACAGTCTCGTGGTGCACACCAGCGGCGACGCTGAGACCGCATACGCCACCTGCGGCACCGGCGAACCGTGCCCCGCGCCCGTCATCCTGTCCGCCGGACACCGGCTGTGGCAGGGCCGCGACCTGCCCGGCCTGTGGCAGGCCCTCGACACCGCCCGGCGCAAGACGGAAGGATCGGACGCATGAGTGACGACCTGGTGGCGTTCCTGCGGGCCCGCCTCGACGACGACGAGTGGACCGCGCGGGCGGCCAAGCCCGGCCCATGGCACGCCGACGGGGGCAGCGTGTACGCCACCCACCCCACGGACGAGGTCGTCGGCTACACCGACAGCGCTGAGCACATCGCCCGCCATGACCCGGCCCGCGTCCTCGCCGAAGTCGAGGCGAAGCGGCGACTGCTGGAGCTGCACGAGCCCGGAGAGATGGAGTACGTCGAAGGCGACGTGTGCATGGCCTGCGACCTCAGAGGCGAAGGACCGTACTACCCCTGCCTCACACTGCGCCTCCTTGCCCTGCCGCACGCCGAACACCCCGACTACCGCGACGAGTGGCGGCCGTAGGCGAACGCCTGACATGGCCCCGTGCGGCCCGCTACAGTGGGCATCGCCCCGGCAACGGGGCTTGCTCCCCGCCACCGCGGGGGTGTTCCGAGGGTTTTTGCGGCCGGTGACGGCTGATGAGTCCCTTTCTCCGCGCGAGCGGAGGTTTCCCCGCCTGTGCGGGGATGCCCCGAGTCTCAGGGGTGTACGACCTTGCTCCCCGCTGCTGCGGGGATGAACCCCCGCCACCGTGCGGGGGTTTTTGCGTTCCCTCACACCTCTTGCGTACTCAGTACAGTACCGAGTACAGTCACCATCACGACGCCGGCTCCACCCGGCCCGACCCAAGGGAGCAACCCCCATGGCCACCACCCGCTACATCACCCGTCCGCAGCGCGTCATGGGCGCGTACGTCCTCGACACCCTCACCGGTGCAGTCCGCACCGGCATGGCCACCGTCGGCGCGCAGCAGCTCGCCGACCACCTCAACCTGCGCGACACCGCCGACCAGGACACCTACGCCGTCCGCGGCTCCGCTCTCAAGACCACCGGCCACTACCGCCGCCCCGGCACCACCCAGCTCTACTGCGGACGCCCCGCCGGCGCCCGCAACGGCATCTTCGCCACCGTCACCGGCTGGAAGCTGTGCACCCGCTGCATCGCCGCCAAGCAGCGCGACCGCGCCGAGGCTGCCGCCGTTGCCGAGCAGCACCGCGAGGACACCACCGCCACCGACGGCGCCGCGCAGACGTGGCGCTCCGACTGGATCGGCGCCCAGCCCGACGACACCCTGTTCCAGCTCACGCCCGACCGCGAACAGGGCGCCCTCTTCACCTGACCCACCCCGCCCGGCCGGCCCGCCCGGCCGGGCCCGACCCCTACCGGAGCCGACGTGATGCAGCGCCCCACCCTCCAAGAGCAGATCCTCGCCCTGATCGAGCAGTACGAGCGCGAGCGCGCCGCCGAACGCGCCCGAGACATGACTCTCGCCGACCGCCTCGACCACACCGGCCACATCCGCGCCCAGTGGAAAGACATCGAAGCCGAAGTGCCCGACCTGATCCGCGCCGCCGCCGATCAGGGCATGGACCCGCGCGAAATCTCCGAACGGCTGCGGATCAGCCACGCATCCGGCTACGTCGCCCGCATCCTCCGCCAGCAGCGCGCCCAGGCAGCAGGAGACGACGGCGATCCGGACACTCGATGCATGACCTACCACCCCGACTCTGACTTCAAGTGGTCCGCGCGCTGCGAGATGAGCCACGGCCACAGCACCCGCGAGCATCGAGGACGCGACACCAACGGCACAGTCCGCGAATGGCTGCCCGCCACCGACTGACCCACACACACCGCGGGCCCGGCGACGTCTCCACACGTCCACCGGGCCCTAACCACCACGGGAGCAACCCCCGCCATGGCCACCACCAAGCCTAGCCGCACCACCAGCCACACCGAACGCACCACCCGCGTGCACCACCTCGCCGCCACCGGCATGTCCAACCGCGCCATCGCCCGCGAACTCGGCATGCACCACACCACCGTCGGCCGCATCCTCCGCACCACCACCGCACCAGAACCCACCACACCCACACCAGCGGAGCGCACCACCCCCGCCACCAGCGAAACCCCCCGCACACCCTGGCTACTCCGCGACCTCGAACCCGACCTGATCCAAGACCTGAACATCCTCCGCGACCCACACACCGGAGCCCTCCCCGCACCACTCCGCACCATGCTCCGCACCGCCGCCGACGCACGCCGCACCACCATCCTCGCCAACGCCCAACGCCTCGCCGACGAGCAAGAGCAGCGCACGACCGGACGGGGCGAGGGTCGCGCCCGCGCATGACGCATGTCCGACGCCCGCGCTACGCTGGTCTCGGTGGTGCAGCGCTCAGTGAGCGTCCGATCGGCCCACTAGCGTGCCGCGGGTGATCCCGCCGCGCATGACGCCCGCCCTTCGCGAGAGGGCGGGCGTTCGCGCGTTCCCCTCCCGCCACACCGGCCCGGCGTGCCACGATGCGGGGACACCAGTAGAGGGGGGCCACATGGCCAGTCAGCGCATCGTCGAGCGCCGTGGGGCGAACCACGGGCTTCACGTGTTCCTGTCGCTCATCACGTGCGGCATTTGGGCGATCACGGGATGGCCGATCGCGACCGCGATGGGGCGGAAGACCGTGACGCGGGTGCCGGTCGCCCCGCCACCACCGCAGGCGTACCCGCAGCCGCCGGCGCAGCCCTACCCGCCGCAGCAGTACGGGCCGCCGCCCGGACCGTACGGAGCGCCGCAGCCGGGCCCGTACAACCAGCCCCCGCAGCCGCCGCAGCAGCGCCCGCCGCACACGTCGTGGGGCCAGCAGTGACCGCACTACACCCGTAGTTGCGCACGCGCGGAAGATCCCGCATCATGGGGAGCGGCCCCGGCGTGCCCGGAAACGGCCGCCACGAACGCCCCGCAGACACCACGTCGCGGGGCGTTTCTGCATGCCCAGACCCCCGACGGAAGGCCCCCGGCCATGTCGCCCGAGGACATCGAGCACCGGTTCGCGTTCCACGCAGCCACCACCGACGAGAAGCGCGACGCCCACACGTCCGTACGGCAGACATGCCGCCGCGCCGCCGACCACATCAACGAGACCTGCCCCGACGGCCGCGAAAAGTCGCTCGCCCTGACCGCCCTCGAAGAGGCGATGTTCTGGGCGAACGCGGCACTCGCCCGCCAGCAGTAGCAGGCGACAGACCGCCTGAGGCGTGCAGGAGGTGAGCCCATGGCCAAGCCGCGACCCATCACAGACAAAGACCGCGCAGCCGTGCGCCGCCTGCACGCCGAAGGCAAGTCCCGTAACGACATCGCCCGCGAGCTCAAGCGCAGCCCCTCGACCGTGAGCAAGCTCGCGCACGAGCAGGGCCTCTCGTTCGACCGTGCCGCCGAAGTCGCCGCCGCCACCGCCGTACGCAAAGCCGACCTCGACGCACGCCGCACCGCCATGGCCGACACCCTGCAAGACGTCGCCGAACGCGAGATCAGCAAGATGACGCAACCCCACCTGTACTTCGAGTGGGGCGGCAAGGACCACGACTACGACGAGAAGTGGCAGCCCGAGCCGACGCCGGCCGACCGGCGGACCATGATGGCGACCGCCAGCGCGGCGCTCGACCGCTCCCTGAAGCTCGTACCGCCGCGCAACGACCCCGCCAAGGAGTCGCACTCCGTGCTCGGTGAGCTCATGGCCGGCCTCGCCCGGAACTACGTCGAGCGGCACGGCACGCCACCGGCAGAGCCCGTGTACGAGGAGGGCGAGGGCGAGCCCGATGGAAACTAAGCTCGCCCTCTCCACCAAGCAGATCGACAGCATCATGGAGGCCCGCGCCTTCCAGAACATCTGGGAAGGCTCGGTCCGGTCGGGCAAGACGATCGCGTCGCTACTGCGCTGGCTCGACTTCGTGGCCAACCGGCCCGACGGCGGCGAGTTGGTCATGGTCGGCCGCACCCGTGACAGCCTCGCCCGGAACGTGTTCGGCCCGCTCACTGACCCGAACATCTTCGGCGCGCTCGCCCAGGACATCCACTACACCAGCGGGGCCCCGACGGCGAACGTCCTCGGGCGCACCGTGCACGCCCTCGGCGCGAACGACGCCCAGGCCGAACCGAAGGTGCGCGGACTCACCTGCGCGGGCGCGTACTGCGACGAAATCACCACCCTGCCGAAGTCGTTCTACGACCAGTTGAACGCCCGCTGTTCGGTCGAAGGGTCGAAGATCTTCGGGACCACCAACCCGGACAACCCGCAGCACTGGGCCCGTAAGGACTACCTGCAACGCCCCCGCGAAACCCGGCTCCGGTCATGGCACTTCGTCATGGACGACAACCCCGGCCTGTCCGACGCGTACAAGGCCCGCACCAAGGCCAGCTACACCGGCCTGTTCTACAAGCGGAACGTCCTCGGGCTGTGGGTACAGGCAGAGGGCGCCATCTACGACATGTGGGACGAGACACGGCACGTCGTCTCCGAACTGCCGCCGATCACTCGATGGTTCGCCGTCGGCATCGACCACGGCACGAAGAACCCGTTTTCCGCCGTGCTCCTCGGACTCGGCACCGACGGCCGGCTGTACGCCGCGAGCGAGTGGCGGCACGACTCCGCCAAGGCCCAACGCCAGATGACCGATGCCGAGTACTCAACAGAGGTCCGCGCCTGGCTCGCCCGCCTCGGCATCCGCCCGGAATGGGTCGTCGTCGACCCATCCGCCGCCGGATTCATCGAGCAACTGCACCGCGACGGCGTCACCCCGGCGGGCGCCGACAACAGCGTCCGCGACGGCATCGCCACCGTGGCCAGCCTGCTCGCCGCCGGCCGCCTACTCATCCACGAATCCTGCCGCGGCCTGATCGAGGAGTTCCCCGCCTACGTGTGGGACGACAAGGCCGCCGAGAAGGGCGAAGACAAGCCCGTCAAGTTCGCCGACCACTCCCTTGACGCACTGCGCTACGCGGTGCGCACGACGGAGGCCCTGTGGCGTCCGCACGTTCCGATCGGCCTGACCCTGGCCGCATGACCCTGTGAGGAGGTGCGCCCCGTGCCCCTCCCCACCAGCGACACCGTGTGGCCGCCGATCGACCCCGCCGTACAGTCCACGCTCGCCGACTGGGACGCCTGGTGGTCTGCCGACCCAGACCGGCTCGAAGCCCGCTACGGCAACCGGCCGGACCAGCAGGCCAACCGGCCGGCACAGTACGCGGGCGGCGTCCGCGGCGCGCTCGCCCGCTGGTTCTGGGGCAACCCCACCCCGGCCGGCGAGAAGCGCTCCAAACTGCATGTGCCCTTGGCGGGGGACATCGCCCGCACCAGTGCCGAGCTGCTGTTCTCCGAACCGCCCACCATGACCAGCGACAGCAAGACCACACAGGCGCGGCTCGACGAACTCGTCTCCGGTGGCCTGCACCCGTCGCTCCTCGAAGCCGGGGAGGTGTGCGCCGCGCTCGGTGGCGCCTACCTGCGCGTGGTGTGGGACGACGAGGTGTCCGACCGGCCTTGGGTCGACAGCGTGGCCGCAGACCGGGCCGTGCCCGAGTTCCGGTACAACCGCCTGTGGGCCGTCACGTTCTGGACCGTGCTGGAGAACACCGACCCCGCCGACCGGCGCGTCTTCCGGCACCTGGAGCGTCACGAGCGCGGCCGGATCTACCACGGCCTGTACGAAGGCAGCCAGACGCACCTTGGCATGGCCGTTCCCCTGCTCGACCACCCGGCCACCGCACCACTCGCCGCCGAAGTCGACAGCGAGGGCGGCCTCGACACCGGGGCCCCCGACCACCTGACCGCCGCCTACGTGCCCAACGTCCGCCCCGCCCGCGCCTGGCGCCACATCCCCACCGCCGCACGCTGGGGACAGTCCGACTACCAGGGCATCGAAGGTCTGATGGACGCCCTCGACGAGACGTATTCGTCGTGGATGCGGGACGTACAGAACGGCAAGGGCCGCGTCATCCTCGCCCAGTCCGCCCTCGAAAGCCTCGGACCAGGCAACGGCGCAGCGTTCAACGAGGAACGCCGCATCTTCACCGGCCTGAACGTCATGCCGCGCATGGACCGGGCCGAACTGATCGAGGTCGTCCAGTTCGAGATCCGGGTACAGGAGCACGCCGACACCTGCCGGGCACTGACCGAACAGGCCGTACGGCAGGCCGGCTACTCCGCGAGCACGTTCGGGGAGTCCGGCGACGGTTCGGCGGTGACCGCTACGGAGATCCGAGCCCGTGAGCGGCGCAGCATGACCACCCGCGCCCGTAAGGCCCTGTACTGGGGTCCTGCGGTCGCGGACATCACGGCCGCGCTGCTCGCTGTCGAGGCCGGCTTCCGGTTCGGCGTCGTCGGTTTGGACCTGACCCCGCCGAAGGTTGAGTTCCAGGACTCGATCAGCGACTCGCCGACCGAGCTCGCGACCACGGTCGAACTCTTGCACCGGGCCGAGGCGGCCTCGGATGAGGTCAAGGTCCGCATGATCCATCCGGATTGGGACGACGACCAGGTTGCCGCCGAGGTGGCCGCGATCGTGAGCACCCGCGGCGAGGCCGCACCCGACCCGGCTGCACCGTTCCCCCGGTAGCCGACGACGTGAGGGGGTGACACTGTGCCGATCAACCCTGGCATGGTCGAACCCCTCGCCGAGCACACGCGGGACCTGTACGCCGCAGCCGAGGAGCGGCTCTTGGGCATCATCGCCCGGTCGCTCGCCGACGGGCTGGACGCCCCGCAGTGGGCCGAGCGCAAGCTCTCCGCCGTGCAAGCCCTGCGCCGCGCGGCCCAGGCCACGTTGGACGAGACCGGCCGCGCCGTCACCCTCGAAGTTTTCAACGTGATCGCCGACGCGTGGAACGTCGGCCACCAGGCCGCCGTAGCCGAACTCGGTGTCCTCGACGAGCAGACGGCGGCCATGGTCCGGCGCAACGCCCCGAACGCCGCCGATGCCGACCGGCTCGCCGAAGACACCGTCCAGCGCGTCACCGGCCGGCACCGCTCCATCGTCCGCACCATCGTCGACCGCTTCCGGGCCACGGTCGCCAACGTGACCGCGCTGGTCACCTTCGGCCGCACCCGCCAGCAGGCCACACAGGACGCCATGCAGCAGTGGGCCGACCAGGGCATCACATCGTTCGTGGACCAGTCGGGGCGCCGCTGGAAGCTCGCTTCGTACGCGGAGATGGCCGTGCGTACGAGCGTGGGCCGCGCGGCGGTCGAAGGGCACATGCGGTCGCTCGCGTCCGCCGGATACGACCTCGTGATTGTCTCGGATGCGCCGCTGGAATGCCCGCTCTGCCGTCCGTGGGAGCGGCACATCCTGTCCATCGCCGGGCCGCCCGGACGTCGCACCGTCGAGGTCGAGCACGCGACCCAAGATGGCGTCATGGTGCAGGTCCCCGTGTCCGGCAGCCTCGACGAGGCGCGCCTGGCCGGGCTACAGCACCCGAACTGCCGCCACTCCGTGTCCGCGTACACGCCCGGCATCACCCCGTTTCACGACGCCCGGCCCGACCCCGCCGCGTACGAGGCCTCGCAGCGGCAGCGCGCCATCGAGCGCACCATCCGCAAGTACAAGAACCGGGCCGCCGCCAGCGTCGACCCGGCCGCGCAGAAGCGCGCGAACGCCAAGGTTCGCGACTGGCAGAAGGCCATGCGCGAGCACCTCGCAGCGCACCCGGACCTGATCCGCTACCGCGACCGCGAGCAGCCCGGCGCCGGGAACCTGCCGCCGCGCCTGCCGCAAACCCCCGACGAGGCCATGCAGGCCGCCCGTATCCGCTCCGGCGACGACCGCACCCCGCGGGAGATGTCGGATGCGGAGCTCGCCGCGGCCATGCGGTTCGGGAACCTCGACGCCCGCGACCGCGCCCGGATCATGCAGGAGGCCGACCGGCGCGACCTCGCCGCCCTGATGAACCGCGCCGCCCCCGGCGGCCGGCTGGTTGCCGATCTGATCCAGTTCTCCGACACCGAACTGGGCCGGATCTTCGGACAGACGACCGACGAGGGCGACCGGCTGCGCATCATGACGGAGATGGACCGGCGCGACCTTGCGGCCGGCCTTCCCGGCGTCCGGCCGGACCTCGTGGGCCTGTCGGACGACCAGCTCGCCGCCCGTTCCCGTGGGGCCGACCCGGCGCTACTCGCCGACCTGGCCGCCGAAGCGCACCGGCGCGACCTGCTCGCCCGGCTGTTCCCCGGAGGCCGGCTCGCCGACGACCTGGCCGGCATCGGAGACGACGAACTCGCGTGGTGCATGCAGTACGCCGAGCCGGCCGAAATCCTGCGCATCGCCGCAGAGATGGACCGCCGTGACGCCGTCACCCTGCCGCCACCGGTACAGACGGGCGACCCGGTCGCCGACCTGATCGCCAACCGGCGCGCGGTCGACGACAGCCTCGCGCCCGCGCCGCCGCCCGAGCAGTGGGGGCGGTACGCCGACACCGAGCAGCCCACCGACGACGGCGAGCGAGACGAACCCGAGCAGCGCATCACCCTCGCGCAGGCACGCGAGCTCTACCGCGAGTACGTGTACACGCAGTGGCTCCAGGCTGAGGAGGACTGCCGCGGCGTGCTGCTCACCAAGCAGGCGCAGACCGCCAGGGTCGACGCTGAGTCGCTGTTCAGCGGGCCCGCGCACATCGCGTACGCGCGCGCGTCCGACGAACTGAAAGCATGGTGGGCGGAACACGGCCGACTGACGCAGGTCGAGTTCATTGAGCAGGCCACCGGCCGTACGCAGCGTGGCGCCGCCACCGCGCGCAAGGCCAACAGCGACCAGCAGCAGCGGAGGTGATCCCCGGTGGGGACACGTGAGGACATCGCACGGGCCATACAGGAGGGACGCGAGACCGGCAGGACCGGCCAGCCCCCGACCGTATGCCCGTATCCGCGCACGTCGCTGCTGCGTCCCGCGTGGATTCGCGGCTACACCGAGACCCGTCCGCCCCGCGAGGGGTAGGGCGTAGCACCACCAGCACACCAGGGGTCCGCAGCCGCGGGCCCCTTCGCATGCCCGCCCAGCACCGCCCGCACGGGCCCGCCGGGCAACCCGGAAAGGGAGAACACCCATGGCTACCCCCGTGGAACCCGCAGCCGTCCCGGCTGCACCCGCAGCACCGCCCGCCGCCGCGCCCGCGGTGCCCCCGGCTCCGCCCGTACCGCCCGCCCCCGCGGGTGACACGGACTGGAAGGCCGAAGCCCGCAAGTGGGAAGACCGGGCGAAGGCCAACAAGACCGCGGCCGACGAGCTCGCCACGCTCAAGGCCGAGCGAATGAGTGAGCAGGAGAAGGCCGTTCAGGCCGCGACGGAGCAGGGCCGCACGGCCGCGCTCGCCGACGTCACTCCGCAGCTCGCACAGGCCCGGCTTGAAGCCGCCGCCGCACGCAAGGGCGTCGACCTCGCGCCGTTCGCCGACCTGCTCGACGTCACCAAGTTCGTCGTAGACGGCGAGGTGGACGGCGACGCCATCACGGCCGCGGTCGACAAGCTTGCCGCGCTCGCCCCCCGTGGCGCCGGCCGGTCCGGAGGCGACATGGGCGGGGCCGGAGGCTCCGGCGACACGGCCACCAGCCTCGACAAGCAGATCGCCCAGGCCAAGGCCGATGGCGACTGGCGCACAGAGATGCGCCTGCAGAACAGCAAGCTGCTCGCCGCCGAGGCGCAGCAGTAACCCGGCGGCCGGCACAGGGCCGCGCCCCCGCACCTACCTAGGAGAGTGGCCCCATGGCCGGTATCACCGAGCTCGGCACGACCTACAACCTGCCCAACTACACGGGCATGCTCCACCAGCTCACGCCCAGCGACACCCCGTTCTTCTCCGCGATCGGCGGCCTGTCCGGCGGCGGACAGACCAACTCGATCGAGTTCGAGTGGCAGACCTTCGACCTGCGCGCCGCAGGGCAGAACGCGAAGCTGGAGGGCGCGGACGCGCCGACCGGCCAGGAGCGGGTGCGAGCGAACGTCTCCAACCTGGTGCAGATCCACCACGAGACGGTGGAGGTGTCCTACACGAAACTTGCCGCCGTGCAGGCGAAGTCGGGCATCAACAACGCCCAGTCCAACCCGGTCACCAACGAGGCTGACTGGCAGATCGAGCAGATGCTCAAGCAGATGGTCCGGGACATCGAGTTCTCGTTCATCCAGGGCACGTACCAGAAGCCGGCCGACAACACGACCGCGCGGCAGACGCGGGGCATCCTCGAAGCGATCACCACGAACGTGATCGCGGTCGACGCCGGCGCTGGCGCGGCCGGCCCGTTGACGGAAGACATGGTCCTCGACCTCCTCCAGTCGATCTGGGAGAACGGCGGCATCCAGGAGTCCGGGACCGCCACGCTGATGGCGAACGCCTACCAGAAGCGCAAGCTGTCGGACATTTTCATCACGCAGAAGAACTACCGCGAGGAGAGCAGGACCGTCGGCGGTGTCCGTGTGCAGACCATCGAAACCGACTTCGGCACCCTGAACCTGATGCTGGACCGGCACATGCCGGCCGCGCAGCTCGCGGTCGTGTCGCTGGAACAGTGCAGCCCCGTGTACCAGGAGATCCCCGGTAAGGGGCATTTTTTCGCGGAGCCGCTGGCCCGCACCGGTGCGACGGACCGTACCCAGCTGTACGGCGAGGTCGGCCTGAACTACGGCAACGAGCGCACGCACGGCAAGATCACCAACCTGACCACGGCCGACGCGTAAGGGAGGTGACGCCCGATGCCGTTCCAGTTCACGAATACCCGATATCCGGAGCTGAACCTCTGCTCGGTGGCCGGCCGGTGCCGCTTCCGCGGGGGCCGGTTCGTCACCGAGGACAGGGCCGTTGCCGACGCGCTCGCGGCGCTGCCGGAGTGGTACGGCATCCGTGCCGTGGCCGCTCCGGAGCCGGCCGTTGAGACGACCGCGATTGAGCAGCCGACGCCGGCCGCCGAGTCTGAGCAGCCCGTGCCGCGCGCGCGGCGCAGGAAGGGCGGCGCCTGATGGCCCGCACCGCAATCACACCAACCGGCGTCGGCGCGGCGGGCGTAGTGCTCGCCGACGTCGACACCGCCGCGGAGCTCACCGACGGGAATTCGTTCCCGTGGGCCCGCGGCCGGCACCTGTACGTCGCCAACGGCGACGTGACGGAGCTGACGGTCACGGTGCAGACCCCTGCCACCGTGGGCGCCGGGGCGCTGGCCGTCGCCGACGCCACGTTCACTGTCGCGGCGGGCGCCGCCCGGCTGCTGCCCGCACTCGGCATCGAGTTCCGGCGTGCCTCTGACGGGGCGGTGTGGGTCGACTACGCGGGCGCTTCGGCGTCCGTGACCGTCGCCGTCCTCGACCTGTAGAAGGGGGTGCGGCTGTGGCCCGGATCTACGCGGCCAGCGAGCAGTACGAGACCTACACCGGTGGCGCCGCTCCGGTGGACATCGCCGCCCGCCTGGCGCAGGCGTCCCGGTTCCTCGACAGCCGGGTTTTCCGGCTGTGCTGGTACGAGGTCGAGGAGACCGGCCTACCGTCGAACCCGGCGGTTGCGGAGGCGTTCGCGAACGCTACATGCGCGCAGGTGCAGTGGGGGGTGGACGTCGGCGACACGACCGGCGCGGCCGGGGCCGGTTGGGGCTCGGTGGAGATCGGCTCCGTCCGCCTCGCCCGGTCGGTGACGTCGGTGTCCGGTGATGATGCGCCGGGCCGGCAGGTTGCCCCGGAGGTGTGGGATTCGCTCCGGTCGCCGGACCTGACGCCGGATGTGTTCCGGCTGGGGGCGGTGGCACAGTGCTGAGCCTCGATTTCCTGTGGCGCCATGAGGTGACGGTCGAGGCGTACGAGGGCGACGGCGCCTACGGGCCCGTCTATGCCGCACCCGTCACCGTGCGGTGCTTCCTCGACCAGAAGACCCGCACGGTGGTCGACAAGGAAGGGCAGGAGGTTGTCAGCCACGGCACGCTGTACGCCCCGCTGGCTACCGTCTGCCCGCCCGAGTCCCGTATCACGCTGCCGAACGGTGACACGGCAACCGTCATCAACGCCCTCCGGCACGACGGCGGCGGACTGCCTACACCGGATCACCTGGAGGTGCAGCTATGACCCAGTACACGCGTTTCACGCCGGGCCGGGTGAATTTCCGTACCGGCCGCGGTCGGCGGCTGGCCGAGGAGGGGCTACGGAAGGGCCTTGAGCATGTCCTTGAGCGTGCGCGGGCGATCGTGCCCCTGCGCGAGGGGCCCCTCGAACGGTCCGGCCGCGTCGTCCAAGACGGGCTTGAGGGGGCGGTCACGTTCGACACCGTGTATGCCCGCCGGCAGCACGAGGAGCTGGATTGGAAGCACCTACCGGGCCGTACCGCAAAGTACCTCGAAAAGCCGATGAACAGCGAACGGCAGGTCGTGTTGGAACTGATGGCCGTGGGGCTGCGGAGGTGGCTTCGTGGCTGATGACACCGACCTGATTGACGGCGTCGCCCAGTACCTCAACGGGCTCGGACTGGTCACCTACGACCCGACCGGCGTTACCGGTGACTGCTTCGCCGAGTCGATGCCGCCGACCCCGGACACCGCGGTTGTCCTGACCTTGTACGACGACAGCACGGAGCCCGACTCCAAGCTGCCGTACGACGAGCCGCGCATGCAGGTGAAGGTACGCGGCGGGCCCGATCCGCGCACGTCCCGAACCCTGTGCAAGCAGATCCGCGACGTGCTGCATGGCCTTGGGCCGGTCACCCTGCCGGACGGCACAGAACTGATCCTGTCCGTCTGCTTGCAGTCCGCCCCCGCGTCGCTCGGTGTCGACGACAACCGCAGGCACGCGCACGTCTGCAACTTCCGACTGGAGATCGTCAACCGGACGACCCACCGCAGCTAACCCCCTCGTCCTTTCCCGCCCCGTCGCACTGCGCCGGGGCTCTTTCGCATGCCCGGAGGTAGCCCCATGGCGCCCGTCAAGTACAACGCCCGCGACATCGAGTTCGAGATCGAGGACTTCGCCAACCCCGGTACGTGGGTGGCGATCGGCCCCGACGCCATCAACACATTCTCCAAGAGCCAGAACTACGAGGACACCGACACCACCACCTTCGGAAGCGAGGGTCAGGAGGAGTCGCAGAACATGCAGATCGGCAAGTCCATGACCCTGGAGGGCTTCCGACTGCGCGACAAGACCACCGGGGCTCTCGACGCCGGACAGGCCCTCGTCGAGGCACAGGCCGAACGGCTCGGTGACGACTCCCTGATCGGCTTCCGCTACGCCCACAAGGACGACACCGAGTGGGTGGTGTGGACGCAGGCCCGTTTCCAGCTGGGCGACACGGGCGGCGACAGCAACGCCAAGGTGACGTGGGCCGTCACCGTGACCCGCTCCGGTGCCGACACCACGGCGGTGAAGGCGTGACCGCACGCAAGACCCCCGCCGCCGGCTCGTACGAGGAATTCCTCACCCAGGCGTTCGGCTCCCGCACAGAAACGATCCGCGACGTCGAGGTACGCATCCCCACCGATGTGCCGCTGGCCATGGAACAGCGAATGCGCGCCCTCGAAGACTCCGAGGACGAGGAGGACATCCGCGAGCTGGTCGCCATGCTTTTCGGCGCCGACGTCCTCGACGAGTGGCGCACCAACGGCATGGGCCTGCTGGAGTTCAAGACCGTGCTCGCGTGGGGCATGGCGCACGCAAGCGGAGCGGGCGTGTCCTTCATGGAGGCGCTCGCCGCAGTGCGTGAGGCGGAGGCGGCGGAGGGAAAAGCGCCGTCCGGGCAGAACCGCGCAAGCCGCCGAGCCGCGCCGAAGAAGCCGTCTGGCGGTACTGGTGGGCGGTCCGCGCGGACTTCCGCCGCGAGTACGGCATCACGACGCAAGAGCTCGCCCGCATAGGCCGGTCCGAGTTCTGGGCGCTGCTGCACGCCCTGTCTCCCGAGTCGGCGTTCCGGCGGGTCGCCGGGGACGAGCTCGCGATCGTCGACGACCCCGACCAGATCCGTGCCGCGCTCCGCGGCTGACAACCGAATAGGGGGTGGTCGCGGTGGCGCTCAACATCGGCGAGCTGGTCGGCTTCATCAGGGCGGACGACCGCGGCATGCGGCGCGGCCTGAACGACGCTGAGCTGCGGATGCGAGGCTTCCAGCGCGACACGGAGGGGCGTCTCCGACGCCTCGACGGAACGTTCGCGACGACCGGTGAGCTGCTGGCCGCGGGGATCCGCGAGGGCACGGACGAGGGGCGCCGGTTCACGTTCCAGCTCGGGCGGCTTGCTGGCGCGGGGCGTGGCCTGCTGGGTGTGGCGGCGTCGATCGGCGGTATCGCGGCCAAGCTCGGTGTCGCGGTGCCGCTGGCAGCCGGTTTGGCGGGCGCTGTGGGCAGTATCGCCCCCGCGGCGGCTGTGGCGGTCACCGCTCTGGTGGCGGTGCAGCTCGCATCGAAGGCGATCAAGCTTGGCATGGTCGGTGTGGGGGATGCGGTCAAGGCCGCCATGGACCCCAGCAATCCGGAGGCGTTCGCCGAAGCGCTGGAGAAGCTGTCGCCCGAAGCGAAGGCGTTCGCGAAGCAGGTCAAGGCGATGCAGCCGGAGTTCAAGGCGCTGCAACAGTCCGTCCAGGACAAGATGTTCAAGGACTGGTCGAAGTCGTTGAAGGAGGCCGGCAGGTCGGTTCTGCCGGTGCTCCGTAAGGGCCTTGAAGGTGCCGCGACCAGCGTCAACCGCATGGGCCACGGCGTGGCTTCGGCCGCGCAGGAAATGGCGGAGAACGGCACGCTCGGGCGTGCGCTGAGCAGCGCGAACCTGGGCCTGTCGAACCTGACCCGCGCGCCCGGCCAGCTCGTGAAGGGCCTGGGCCAGATCGCGGCCGCTGCGGGGCCGTCGTTCGAGCGGCTGACCGGCGCCGCCGGCGGAGCGCTCGACAAGCTCTCCGACCGGCTGACGAAGGCGTTCGAGTCCGGCGCCATGCAGAAGGCCATCGAGCAGGCCATCAGCCTGATCGGTGACCTGGCGGAAATCGCCGGGAACGTGTTCTCAACGATCGGTTCCATTTTCTCCGCGGCTGAGGCGTCGGGCGGCGGCTTCATCGGCGTCCTCAAGACGATCACGCAGGCGTTGGAGGATGCGTTCGCGTCGCCGGAGGTCCAAGCCGGACTGCGCGCGATCTTCGAGACGATGGCCGAGGTTGCCAAGGTCGTCGCGCCGCTGCTCATCGAGGTGATGAAAGCCGTCGCGCCCGTCTTCGTGGCGCTGGGTCCGCCGATTCAGACGCTCGTCAGGGCGCTGGGTGCGGCCCTTCAGCCGGTCATCAAGGCCCTGGCACCGGTGCTGAAGGTCGCGGCTGAGGCGTTCGGGAAGCTGATCGAGGCGGCGGCACCCCTGCTTGAGGTGGCCGGAGAGCTGATCGCCGCTCTGCTGCCCGCCCTGACTCCATTGTTCGCCGCGCTCGTACGTGTGTTCGAATCGCTGGCTCCGGTGATCAAGACCGTGGCAGACATCCTGTCCCGCACCCTGACACCGATCTTCGAAAAGCTGACACCGATCATCGAGCCGCTGGCGGAATTGCTTGCCGATCAGCTCGTGTTCTGGCTCGAATTCCTGGGTGATCTGCTGGTCGAATTGGCGCCGTCGCTGGAAAAGATGGCGGTCGCATTTGCCGACCTGATGGTTGCTCTCGCGCCGGTGATTGAGGCGTTCGCGAAGCTGAGCGCGAAGCTGCTGGAAAAGCTGGCCCCTTACCTGCCGAAAATCATCGAGTTGGTGGGGAAGCTTGCGGCCGGACTGGCTTACGTCCTCGGCTCCAACATCACGAACGTACTGATTCCGGCGCTGGAGATCCTGACCAAGCTCCTGTCCGGTGATTTCTCCGGTGCGCTGGACAGCGCAAAGAAGATGGCCGCGGACATGGCGGGCAAGGTCGCCCAGACGTTCAGGGAAATGCCGCGCAAGGCATGGTCTGCGCTGAAGGATCTCGGCTCCAAGCTGAAAGCCCGGATGACCGAGGCTGGTGTCAACATGGTTGCGGAAATGCGGCGCCGTATCGGCATGGTCGTAGACCACGTAAAGAGCATTCCGGGCCGGGCGCAGTCCGCGTTGGGCCGGGCCGGAATCGCATTGTTCAAGTCGGGCCGGGCGTTGATCAGCGGTTTCATTAGCGGCATTCTGTCGAAGGTGGGCGAGGTCGCTTCGGCGGCATCGTCCGTCGTGTCGCGGGCGCGGGACTTCTTTCCGTTCTCGCCTGCGAAGGAGGGCCCGTTTTCCGGGAAGGGCTGGACGTTGTACTCCGGCCAGTCGATCGGTGACGCGATGGCGGCTGGTCTGGCGTCGCGCGGTGGCGCGGTGCGGTCGGCTGCGGCTGGCCTGCTGGGCGCGGCAAATGACGCAATGGCGTCGATGCCGGTGCCGGTGCCGATGGGTGGCGGTGGTGTCCCCGCGTGGGCGCAGGATGCCCAGTTCCGTGGAGCGCCGCAAGGCGGCGGCGTGCAGACGGTCCGGATCGTCGTGGATGGCCCGGAGGCGATGACGCGCCTTATTCGCAAGATCGTGCAAACCGATGGCCGCGGCAGTGTGCAGACCGCGTTCGGAAAGTAGGGGGTGGTGGGTGTGGCGGTGCCTGATGCTCGGATGGAGCTGGAGATCGATGGCGCGTGGGTGGACGTCACGGCCGATGTGCGGGCCGCGGGTACGCAGATCACGCACACGCGCGGTCGGCGCGAGGGCGCGTCGCGTACCGACCCGGCGGCGGCGTCGTTCATCCTGTCGTCGCCGGGGGGTCGCTACTCCACCCGCAACCCCCGCTCGCCGTACTTCGGCAAGCTCGGGCCGAACACGCGAGCGCGATGCACGGTGGTCGGGCCGAAGCACGTCGCTCTCAACGGCGCCGTAGGGGATTACGCATACACCGAAGATGATCCCGACCTCGATATCACCGGCGACATCGATATCCGATTTGACGCCGACCTGAGCAACTGGACGTCGGCCACAGCCAATCTCAGCACGGTCGAATACATGGCCAAATTGGGCTTCAACGCCGGAGAAAAGTCCTGGCTGTTGGGAAGCCGGGACGGCTCTCTGTACATCGAGTGGTCAGCTGACGGCGCGAACACCTTGGGCGCCAAGTCCACCGAGATGCTCGCGGGAATCGTGGGCCGCAGGGCAGTACGCGTGACCCTCGACGTCGACAACGGCTCCGGCGGCTGGACGGTCACTTTCTACACGGCCGACACCATCGCAGGTCCGTGGATCGAGTTCGGCAACCCGGTCACCGGTGCAGGAGTGACCAGCCTTTTCAACAGTCCGACCCGTCTCCGTATCGGCGACGCGTCCCCCATCACATTCGCCCGCGCCACGGGCCGCTGCTTCGCGGCCGAGGTGAGGAACGGAATCGACGGGCCTGCTGTAGCCGATCCCGACTTCACCGCACAGGCCCTAGGCGCGGCCGGCTTCGTCGATTCCGCCGGACGCGCCTGGAGCATGAACGGCACAGCTTCCATCAGCGACCGGTGGCCTCGTTTCGTGCTGTCGGTGCCGGAGTGGCCGCCGTCGTGGCACGTGTCCGGGCATAACGTCACGGCCGACCTGACCGCGGCGGGCACGCTGCGCCGGCTGGGGCAGGGGCAAAAGGCCCTCGACTCGACACTCCGGCGGCGTATCCCCTCGTTCGGACCACTGGCGTACTGGCCGATGGAAGACGAGGCCGACGCCGGTACCGCCGCATCTCCCATCGCTGGGGTACCGGCGATGTTCGTCCAGAACTTTGACTTCGCGTCTGACGACACGCTGGCCGGGTCGAAGCCGCTTCCGACTGTTGACCGGTCCACCGGCCAATGTCTGATGCAGGGCAGAGTGCCTGCGCCCGGTACGACGCTGGATTCGTGGGCCGTGGTGTGGATGTATCACGCGCCGGAGCCGAATGCGACGCTGGCTACGATCATGCGGACGCAGTCCACGGGCACCGTGCGGGAATGGTTCCTCCAGATTCGTAGCGACGTGTCCCGCGTGTTCGGTCTGGACGCTGACGGGAACACCGTGTTCACGGTCGATGTCGCTACCGGCGAGAAGCTGTTCCGGCAGTGGGTGCGGGTTGACTTCAGTGCTACGCAGAACGGCGGCAATGTTGACTGGCATGTCGGGTGGCAGCCGGTCGGCAGCGCGGCCGGGGCCACCAGCGGCAGTTTCGCGGGCACCGTGGGTGCGCCTTCGACGGTCGGCGGTTCAGCCGGCGGATTCAGCTCGCAGCTCGACGGTATGGCGATGGGCCATGTCTCGGTGTGGCCTACGTCGAGCAGCAGTGTCGGCCCGTTTGCCCTGTTCAGTGCGGCTGATGCCTGGACGGGGGAGACGGCCGGTGAGCGTGTCGAGCGCCTGGCCGACGAGGAGGGGCTACCGATCGGGGTTGCGGGCACGGCGAGCATGCAGCAGCGCATGGGTCCGCAGCGCCCGGCAACGCTGCTGGAGCTGCTGGAGGAGTGCGAGGCGACCGACGGCGGCATCCTGTACGAGGATCGGGAATCGACCGGGCTTCGCTACCGGGATCGGGCGTCGCTGTACAACCAAACGCCGAAGCTGGTCATCCCGTACGGACAACTGGCGCCGCCGCTGACTCCAGTGGACGACGACCAGCAGATCCGCAACGACGTCACCCGCCAGCGTATCGGCGGGTCGTCGGCCCGTGTGGTTGTCGAGGACGGGCCGCTGTCCGTGGACGCTGTCGGCCTCTACGACGAGTCCGTGTCCCTGTCGATGCACGACGACACACAGCCGCTCCAGATCGCCGCCTGGGCCGCGTACCTGGGCACGTGGGATGAGCCCCGGTACCCGTCGGTGCGCATTCTGCTGCACAAGTACCCGGCGCTGATCGCTGACGTGCTCGCGCTCGACGTCGGCGACACGATCCGCATCACCGACCTGCCGATTTTCCTGCCACCCGGCCCGGTCGACCTGATGGTCATGGGCTACCGGGAGGACATTGGCCCGCGTACGTGGGAGGTGACCCTTTTCTGTACGCCGGCGGGCCCGTGGTCGTCCCTTGGGGTGGTCGACGAGTCGCATGCGGACACGACCGGCTCCCAGCTCGTGATCACCGTGGACGAGGCCACCACGGCTGTACCGGTGGTCACGACGCTGGGCCCGCGATGGGTGGACAGTGCCACGTACCCAGACGACTTCCCGTTCGACGTCACTGTGGGCGGCGAGGCCATGACCGTGACCGCGTGCACCGGCGTGGTCGAGGACGCCTTTGACGATGCCGTCGCCTCCGGTTGGGGGACGGCCGACTCCGGGCAGGCATGGACGGCGGACGGCGGCAGCGCATCCGACTACGCCGTCAGCGGCGGCACCGGGCGGCTCCTCCTGCCCGCGGCCACGTTCCTCGCCCAGGTGGCCGCCGTGTCGACAGCCGACGTGGACTTGCGCGTTGACTTCTCGCTCCCCGTCGCCCCCACGGGCGACAGCGCATACGTCTACCCGGTCATCCGCTACGCGGACGGCACCCACTTCTACTTCGCCCGCGTGCAGATCACGGCCACCGGGGGAATGTTCCTCAACCTGCGCAAGCGGGTCGGATCGGAGACGCTGCTCGACTCCTACGCCACGGGCATGACCCTCACCGCAGGCGCCTGGTACACGGTGCGCCTGACCGTGACGGGCAGCGACCTGGCGGCGAAAGTGTGGCTGCGGTCCGACCCGGAGCCCACCGACTGGCAGGTGTCGGCTACCGACACCGACCTGACCGATCCCGAATCCGTCGGGGTCCGTGGCTTCATCGGCGGCAGCACCACGAACGCGATGCCGTTCACGATGGAGTTCGACAATCTGCGCGCCGACCCGCAGACCTTCACCGTCACCCGGTCCGTCAACGGCATCGTGAAATCGCACGCCGCCGGGGCGGACATCCGGCTCGCCCACCCGTCCTACGTCGCCCTGTAAGGAGCCCCCCATGCCTCAGTTCCCGCCGGGCACCAAGCTCACCGCCGCACGGTTCGCGAAATTCGAGTACGGAGCGCAGCTTTCGTCAGGGACGCCCACCACGTTGGCAGACAGCGTTATCACGGAGATCGTCTTCGACACGGTCGACGTCGACACAGCCGACGGCGCGGCCGACGTGGCCAACAACAGGATCATCGTGCCCGTCTCAGGCCTGTGGATGTGCTGGGCGTCCCTCAATTTCGCGGGGAACGCCAACGGTCGCAGAGAGGTCGTCATCACGGTGAACGGCGCGGGCCGCATCTGGGACTCCCGCGACATCGACGATCTGAGCACGGTGGCGGGCCGGATCACGGTGGCTGGCGGCGCGATGCTGTCCGCCGGCGATGCCGTGACCGTCCTCGGGCGCCAGACCTCCGGCGGGAACCTGGACTCGGAGGCCGGCAGTATCGCGCCCCGCCTGGGCATTTTCCTCCTCGCGGAGATCTGACCCGCCAGGCCCTCCCAGCCCTCTCTCTACCGCCCCGTCAGGGGCTTTTCTCATGTCTGGAGACGCCCATGCCCACCATCATCAGTCGCGCCATGTGGGGCGCCCGACCATGGAACGGCGACCCGGCCAGCAAAGGCCCCGCCCGTGTTCCGCTCAGCTCGCGTACCGAGTTCTTCGTCCACTACGACGGCGCCCGCCACGTCACCCGCACTGGCTACGCGATCCCGCGCGCGATCGACGCCCAGCACCAGGCGAAGGGCTGGGCCGGGATCGGGTATTCGTTCGTCGTCGATCAATCCGGCAACATCTACGAGGGCCGCGGGTGGGACCGGCAGGGCGCGCACTGCCCCGGCCACAACGTCAGCGGCCTCGCCGTACAGATCGCCGTCGGGGGCGACCAGCAGCCTACGGAGGCGGCCCTCGCCGCGTGCCGGTGGCTGTACGACGAGGGATGCCGCCGCACCGGCCGGACGCTCGCCCAGAAGGGGCACCAAGACGGCATCGCCACGCAGTGCCCCGGCGGCATTCTGTATGCGTGGGTGCAGGCCGGCATGCCCGCCAAGGGGTACAAGCCGCCGACGGGTACCGCGCCGCAGGGCGGCACGTCCGGCACCGTCCCGAGCGTGGCCCGCTACCAGGTCACCATCGGCGGACTCGAATACGGGTACGGCGCCCACGGCGACCACGTGACGCAGGTGGGTCGCGCGCTGGTCGCCTGCGGCCACGGCGACGCGTACCGGGTCGGCCCCGGCCCGACGTGGTCGGACGCCGACACCGCCGCCTACGCGGCCTATCAGCGGTCGCTCGGCTACCGCGGCGCCGACGCCGACGGAGTACCGGGCGAGGCCAGCCTCGCCCGGCTGCTCGGCACCCGGCCCGCCAGCCCGCCCACCGTAGACCTGTCCCGGCTGCGCGCCGCGGCCAAGGCGGACCCGCCGCGCCGCGGTACGCCCGTGTCGTACGACGGCGTTCGGATCGTCGAGGACGCGCTCGCCCGCGAAGGACTCCTGCCGCGCCGCTACGCCGACGGGCACTACGGCACCACCACGGTGCGCGCGTACGCCCGCTGGCAACAGCGCCTCGGCTACCGCGGCCGCGACGCCGACGGCATCCCCGGCGCCACGTCCCTCCGCCGCCTGGGCGCCAAGTACGGCTTCAACGTCACCGACTGACCCGCCGCCCCTCACGAGATCGGACCGCCCCATGAACCTGCTCGCCTCACTCTCCCGCACCGTCGTGCCCGTCCTCGCCGGCTACCTGCTCACCATCACCGGCGCGCTCGGCTTCAACGTCGACAGCGGCCAGGCTGCCGCACTCGCCACCGCCGGATTCACCGCCGCGTACTACCTCCTCCTGCGCCTGCTCGAACAGGCCGCCGACCGGCTCGACTGGCAGCCCGCCCGCATGGCCGCGGGCCTGTTGCTCGGCTGGGCCCGCTCCCCCGAGTACACGAACGAGAAGCACGTGCCCGGCACGGTTCAGGTGCGGCTCGACGCGGAGGCGTTCGGCGCTGACCTGCACGAGATCATCCGCAAGAACATCCGCCCTGGCGGCGGCCAGTGAGCGACACGACCGACGACATCCCCACCCCGGCCGACCCGGCCGTAGCGCTCGCGATGGAGCGCATGCGGCGGGTCGTTGAGGTCGGGTTCGAGCGGCAGTCCGGGGCGCTGGCCCTGCTGGTGCAGCGCTACGACCACACCGCCGAAACCCTTGCCGACCACGCGACGCGCATCGACGCGCACGACACCCGCATCGACACCATCGAGCGGGGCGAGACCGACCGCCAGAAGCGCGAGACCGCACGCGTGGACGAGCTGTACAACCGGCGCTGGCCGCTGCCACTCATCGCGAGCGTGGTGGCGGTCGGCGGACTCGGACTGTCCGCGTGGGCAGCCCTCGGACGATAGGGGAACGCCGTGTCTACTGCTGATGTGGTGTGGGGTGGTCTGCTCGCTGCCGGGGCCGTGGTCGAAATGGTCGCGCTCCGGAACGGGCGCGCGGACGACACCCTGTCGGAGTCCACCCGCCGGTGGTTCCGTGTCCACACTCCGCCCGGCCGCGTCGTTTTCGCCGTGGCGTGGGTTGGGTTCGCCGTCTGGTACCTCGTGCACATCCTGTGGTGACCCCGCGCAGAAACGCCCCCGCCCAGCCATGATGGCTGTTGCGGGGGCGCTTTTGTCGTACCCCAGTGCTACAGTGCGCCGCCCTTGATGGCGTCAACGAGCGCACCGACCGTGCCGCGGTCGACGAGCAGCGCCGGCCCGTGGACGGCCTTGCTGTCCCGTACGGCGATCCGGGCGCCGACGGGGGCAACCTCGACGCAATCCCCCTGCGCGCCCGAGTAAGACGACTTCTGCCATGCCACGGCGAGAGTCGACGAGTCGTCAATGGTCATGTGTATCCCTTATCTGTGCGATGCGAGCCGCGGACTCTTCGACGGACAACGCTGCTGCGCGCAGCCGTTCGAAGGCGTTCCGGTAGACGGCGACCTGGTCGCGTTCCTCGATGTAGAGGATGGCGGTCAGGCTCTCGACGTGGCCGACGTCGAGGTCTGGGTGATCCTCGAAGCCAAGGATCGTGTACGAGCCCATCTGGCCGACATGCGGCGGGGCGTCTGAAGGAAGTACCTGGATGGTGATGTTCGGGCGTCGCGAGAGGGCAATGAGCCGCCCGAGCTGGTCGCGCATGACTCCTTCGCCGACACATCGCGCTGTAAGGGCGGCTTCGCCGATGATGGCCCAGAGTTCCACGGGGTTGTCGCGGGTGAGTACGGCTTGCCGCGCAAGCCGTACCTCGACCAGGGCGTCAACGCGTTCCGTGACGGCTTCGGACATGGCGGTTGCGGTGATGATCTCCCGCGCGTACTCGCCCGTCTGAAGTAGGCCCGGTATCACGCCCATCTGCCACGTGCGTACGGACGATGCCTCAGCCTCAAGGCTGATCAGGTCCTCGTAAACGGGGGATAGGACGCCGCGGTAGGACTGCCACCAGCCGCGCCGGGCGCCTTCGCGGGTGAGGGCGAGGAGCGCCGTACGGAGTTCGCGATCGTCCACGCCGTACAGGTCGAGTAGGAGCTCGACGTCGGCCGGCTTTGCCGCGGTGCGTGCGGTTTCGAGCCGGGAGAGGCGCGCGGTAGTGATCGCGCCCGGCTCTGCCTTGGCGCTGACTTCGTCGAGCGTGAGGCCGAGAGTTTCCCGCAAGCTGCGGAGTTTGTGGCCAAGCCTGCGCCGGCGCACGGTCGGTGTGCTCACGTATCCCCCTCCCCAGCGTGTTCGGTGTGCCCCAGTCTGCCGCGCCGTCCCATGCCCTGTCACCTGGACCACCTCCGGTGCTGCCACGACCTCTCATCGGCATATGCAATTTTGCATTTCAGGTGTGCAGCCATTGCACAGCATGGCATCGGACGGGCACTCTGGCACTACGAAACGGATTGTGTCGCCCTACAGCGTGTGACGAAACTGCGTGATGGGCACACAGGGACAGAGGTGTTTGCCGTGGTCATCCTGCAACGCATGCCGTTAACATCCGCCCAGTGTCACCCGCCGGCGGGCACGCCGCCCCGGCTACTGCTCGACAGTCACCCGGAGGCGGTACGTCACGCCCGCGAGTACGCACGCGAGTTCGTGTCGTCACTCGTTCCGGACATCCCTGACGGGCCGCTGGACGATGTGGTCACGCTGGTGTCGGAGCTGACGACGAACGCAATCCGGTACGGCACAGAGCCGGGCGATTCGGTGCTCGTCGTACTGGATGCCGTACCGGGCCGGGTGCGGGTCGAGGTGCACGACCCGACACGCCGGCGTCCGCACCAGCGGCCCGAGTCCGATGAACGGGGCCGCGGCCGGGGCCTGTTCATCGTCGAAGCGCTCGCCACACAGTGGGGCGTGGATGAGAGGCCGTTCGGTAAGGCCGTTTGGGCCGTGGTCGCATGGTGAATCAGGAGGCGGTGCAGGTGCCGGGCGCGGGATTCATCGCGGGCACGTTTCACGCGACGTGGGTGGATGCGATCGAGAGCGGCGGCCGGATTCCGTGGCTGCTGCTCGCGCGCTCTGGCGTGCACCTTCCGGCCGAGGAGCGGGCGGAGATCGAGCAGCAGCTACAGGCAATCTGCGACGCGCTCGGTATGCGGCCGGGCACTGAGCGGGTGCCGTACGTCGGCGACCGCCTGGCGCTCCGCTCGCGACTGACGACCCTCGACTACGGTCATCCGCGTGTGGTTTTCCGGGTTGCCGAACCGGGGTCGGTGTGGCGCGGGGCGGTCGAGCAGCAGGGCGCCGCACTGCTTGCGGTGGGGCTGGAGCCGCTCGCGGCTGGTTCGGGCCAGGAGGCCATCGAGGCGTACCTTGATCGGTTCATGCCGACGGGCCGGGTCATGCTCGGCGCGGTGGGGGTGCGCCGCCGCTGATGCGGTAGGTGCGAGAGCGGGCCGCCCCGGAGAGGTAGAGACTCCGGGCCGGCCCGCTTTCATGTGAGCCTAGCGCGGCGGGCGTTGTCGCGCCGCAGGTCGGGCGGCGACTGTTTTACACACGCTGTTGCTCGTCACGGTGTACAAAACATGCTCCCGAAGAGTGGTGCGCGGTGGGCTGGTCAGACGGTGTCCGTCCAGGGGTCAGGCTCCCACATGGGGTGGGGCTGGACCTGCATGCCGTCAGGGGTGCGGACGATCGCGACGCGGCGCAAGAGCTGCCGCAGGATGCTGTTCTTCTGCCGGTCGGTAAGGACCTTCCAGCCGTCGAGAAGGTCGACGATCAGGGGTTCGTAGTCGGCGCGGTGGGGGGTGACCTCGACGACGGCGACCCGTTCAAGCGCAGCCTGTGTGGCTGCCTGCTGCTGACGGATCTTGTCGCGGGCGGCCTCGTACTCGCCAGGTCCGAAGTCGTCCGGGTCTGCGGCGCGCTGCACGCGGAGGTTGGTGAGGGCCGCGGCGTGCTTGTCGGCTTCGGCCTGTAGGCGGGCGCGTTCGCGGGTTGCGGCGGCGCGCTGGTCGCGCGGCTCTGTCCGCTGCGCGGGGATGCTGGGGGCGGCGTCCACGCCGGGTGCCGGATCGTCGGCGAGCCAGGCGCGCACCTTGTCTTCGACCTGCTGCCGTTTGATCCAGACGCCTTCGCATCCGTGGGTGCCGGTGACGCCTCGTCGGCCGCACTGGTACGAGTAGCCGAGGATGCTCCGCTGCTCGCCGTCGATCATGCGTCGGGCGGAGTGTGCGGGGGTGGTGCCGCGGCAGCCGCCGCAGCGCACGAGGCTGGTGAGCATGTAGAGCGCGGTACGTGCCCGCGGCGGTGTCTGGCGTACGTGCTCGCGGCGTTCGCGGTACTGCTGCCACAGGTCGAGGTCGATCAGTTCCTCTTGGGCGCCGGGCACGTAGATCGCCTGCTGGCAGTTGCTTCGGGTCTCGGGCTTGCACAAGCATTTCGGGTCGTGGAGGCGTAGCAGGCCGGCGGGGAAGCCTGAGTCCATGTAGCGGATGAGTGTTTGTTCGGACCAGAGGCTGCCGCGGACGGTGCGCCAGCCTTCGGCGTTGAGGTCGGCGACCAGGCCGTAGAACTTCTCTCCGTCGATGTACTGACGGTAGCGGTCGGCCATGACGGGACCGGCTTTCGGGTCGGCAACGTACTTCTCTTCCTGTACGGTCCAGCCGCCCTTCCCGTCGGGGAGCCGGCGGGGGTGCCAGATGTAGCCGAAGCGGGGGCGGCCGGTGGCGGGCAGGTGGAGTTTGTAGCGGCGGTGGTCGTGGGTCTCTTTCCACTGTTCGCCGGCGCGGTCGCTCTCGTAGGCGGCGAGCTCGAACAGGATGCCGCGTTGCAGTCGGCCGGTAGCGGTGCGGGCGTCGACTTCTTCGGTGGCTGATTGGAGTTGTCCGCCAGCGTCCTCGACGCGCTTGAGGTTGATGCTGACGCCGTCGCGGGAGCGTCCGAAGCGGCTGTATTTCCAGACAGCGATGCCGCGGGCCTCTCCGCGCTCTACGGCGGCGATGGCGGTCATGACCTTGCGTTTGAAGTTCCGTCCGGTCATGTCGAGGTCTTCGATCCAGCCGACGATGCGATGCCCGGTTCGCCTGGCCCACGCGTCGATTGCTGCCTGTTGCAGCTCGGTACTGATCTGTTCCTCTTTCCACGTGCTGATTCGGATGTAACCGAGCCAGGGCTCACCCTCGACGTCGGGTGAGCCCTGGAACGTGGCGGGGACGGTTGCTGTCACTGAGCCTTCCGTTCATGGTCTTTGGCGTGCTGCTGGATGCGGCGGAACGGTACGACGTTGCTCCGGTGGTCCTGGTCGACGTGGCCGGCGCGGTTGCCGGGGCCGGTTGGCCGTGGGGTCAGGAGTCCCCGTGCGCAGTGTTGAACGCCCAGTCGGTACCCGTCGGCGTGGGCTGCGGCAAGTTGTTCGTCTGCAACTCGGTGGACGGCGCGAAGCATGGCGACGATCAGGGTTGGGAGCGCGGCAAGGGTGGCGAGGATGCCGCCGTGTATCGCGGTGTTGTGGTCTGTGAGCAGGCCGAGTGTGCCGAGTGCGAGACCGATCACGAGCAGCGCGGCTGTGATGGCGGTCGGGTAGCGGGTGAACATTCGGCCTCCGTTTGTGCTCTTAGTTCTCCGCGAGGTGTTCCTCGCCGGTGCCGGGGGGTGGCGTTTTGCGCAGGGTCTCCGTCATGGACAGGAATAGGGCCCGCTGCTGGGGGTCGTGGATGCCGAGTTCGTCTGCGGCTTCTTCGGGGGTGATGCGGCGGGTGCCGGGCGGGGGTTGCTGTAGGTCGGCTTCGTCGAGGACGCCGGCGCGGGTGAGGATTTCGCCTAGGGGTCGGTCGAGGGCGTCGGCTACGCGTGCGAGTACTCCGATGTCGTTGACTTCGCCGCCTTGGAGTAGCCGGCTGACTGTGGCGGGGCTGATGCCGGCGTCACGGGCGAAGCGGCCGCGGCCACCGGTGCGTAGGCCGGCGACGTCGTAGCCGCGGCGTAGGAGCTGGTCGGTGAGCCAGGCCGCGAAGATCTTGCGGTGCGCGCTCGTTTTTTTCATGAGTGAAAGGTAGCGCGACCTGCATCGCGGCACTACAGCAGGATTCCGGCCGCACTCCTGTGGGCAGCATGGCAGCTCCCTTTCGAACAGGCAGGGTTTGACCTGCTGTTCTTGTTCGAACGTGGCACCGATTGTTATCGGCCAATCGCGTGGTGTCAACGGTAAAGATTCAGGGAAGGTCCGCACACCCCCTACACACACCTTTCACGTGTGAGAGATGGGTGCTACGTTTCTCTCAGGAGAGAGAGCGTTCTCCAGAGAGAGGTAGGCACCTGGTGTCCCAGTACGACCGCACCGTCCTCCGCGCCGTCGCCGAGCAGACCGGCGACCACACACCCTCTGACCTACGCCGCCGCCTGATGGTTGCGCCCGCCGGAATGATCGTTTCCGACGCGACCGCCTGGCGCTTGTGGAACGGAACCCACGCCCCGTCCGCACAGGTGGCCGCCGCCGTCGAGGCCGCATACGGAATCACCGCCTCTGACCTGCTGCGCCGCGTCAAGGCCGTCGCGTGAGCGCCCCCACGGTCACCTACGAGCAGGCGTGTGCGAACGCTCGCGCCGCCCTTGACCGGGCCATGGCCGAAGTGGCCGCCGACTACGCGGCTGGCCGGCTGGACCCGGACCGCACGGCTGCCTATGAGCGGCTGCTCGCGAAGTACCGGCCCGCCGTGCCGCTCGCGGCCTGAAACGACTTCGGGCCGCCCCGGATCGCACCCGGAACGGCCCACACGCCCACCACAGAAGGGAACTGGACGTGACTACCGAGCAGAGTACCGCGACCCTCGCCGATCAGGTGCGGGCCGCTGCGCCGGGCATCGCCCGGGTGCGCATGATCCCCGTGTACAGCGATGCGACGGGCGTCGGTCGCCGGCTGATCCGCGTGTTCCTGTACGACGCGGCCGGCTTGCAGTCGGGTGACGTGGCGGAGGCTCGCGCGGTGCGTGAGCTGATCCGGGCGGCGCACCCCCGTGCGGATTGGTCGCGGATGCACGCCTATGACGTGGCCCTCGACCGGCTGTCCGCGCTGGCCGCGCCGACCGGTCCGCGCGAGCTCACCGGCGGTGCCGAGTGAAGCCGCAGCTCACCGTGTCCGGCGAGGCCGTACGGCTGCCGCTGTCGGACTACGTTGCCCCGCTGCTCGACTCCCTGGCCGTGGCCTACGCCGACGACCCGAACACGATCGGGCGCCTGCTGAACCTGCACGCGGCGTCGGTGCTCGCCGTCGACCACGCCGCGGTGTCCGACGACGCGACCGACTGGGAGCGGGCGATGCGCGCCGCGCAGGCGGACGCGTCGCTTGAGGAGCTGCTCGGCACGGTCAACGCGGCCGACGACCTCGACCAGACCATCACCGCCGACGAGGCGGTCACCCTCTCCACGCGCTTGATGCGGCTTGTGGCCTGCATCCGCCGTACGACCCCGAAGAAGGCAAGCTGATGACCCTCGCCCTGCCGGAGCGCGCCGCGCCCGCCCCCGCCGCGCCGATGCCGTCCGCGGTTCAGTACGTGCCCGCCCCCGGTGGCATTCCTGCCGACGCCCCCACCGTGTTCGCCGCGATCAACGCCGTCATGCGGGACGCGATGCCCGTCGGCAAGAACCAGCGGAACACGCAGCAGAACTACCAGTTCCGCGGCATCGACGACGTCATGTCGGCCATGGCGGGCCCGATGCGGGCGCACGGCCTGTTCATCCTCCCGGAGCTCGCAAGCCACAAGCAGGAGCGCCGCGGCGAGAAGATGACGCACACCGTGATCATGATGCGGTATCACGTCTACGGCCCGGCAGGTGACTGCCTGGTGGCCACGGTTCCGGGCGAGGCGTCCGACTTCGCCGACAAGGCCACGAACAAGGCGCAGTCAGCCGCTCTCAAGTACCTGTTGTTCACCCTGTTCATGCTGCCTGTCGACGGACGCAGCATCGACGACGGCGACCGCGACCGCGACCACCCGCAGCCGCCCGCCGAGCACCGGGCCGAGCAGGCCGCCAAGGCGCAGCGGCAGCAGAAACCGCGCCGGGGCCAGCGCGCCGAGCAGGCACCGGCCGCAGCGCAGCAAAACCGCGACTACCTCGCCGAGGCCAAGGCCGCGCCAACGCCGCAGGCATTCGCCAAGGTGCGAACTGCCGCCAAGGCCGCAGGCGCGCCGCCCGAGTTCCTGGCCGAACTCGACGGTATCGCCCAGCAGCGGAAGGCCGCCGCCGACGCGAAGGCGGCGCAGGCCGCGCCGGGCCCTACGGCGAGCACGGCCGGATCTGGCACGACGGCCGCCGCTGCGACGGAACGTGCCTCGGCTGACCGGGTCGACGAAGTGACCGACGCGGCAGGCGAGGCCAGTTGGCAGGGCGAGCCCGCCCGGCAGGCCGCCGCCGAGCACGCCACCGCGCTCGCCGACATGTACGCCGCCGCCCACGCCGTCGGAATGGAGTCCCGCGACGAGGCCGACAAGGCGTTCACGTCCCACTTCCAGTGCCAGCCGGCCGCCGCAACGGTCGCCCAGCTTCGGGAGCAGGCCGCGACGCTGCGCCAGATCGCGGGTGCCGCATGAGCGAGCAGCCCACCACCGAGACGGCCGCGCTCGACCCGACCGCGCTGCGGGACGCGATCGGCCGTAAGGCCGCGCTCACCGCGCTGCTCGACGCCGTCAAGGGCGAGCTCGCCACCGCGAACACCGATGTTCAGTGGCACATCGAGCAGCACGCGAAGGCGACCGGCTCGACGAAGTTCGACGCGACCCTGCCGAACGGCGTCAAGGTCGGGTCGGTGTCCCTGGCCGGGGGTGAGGCGGCCGCGCAGGTGGTCGACGTGGACGCGTTCACCGCGTGGGTGCGCTCCGAGTACGCCACGGAGGTGACGCCGCGGATCGCGTTCGACATCGCGCCCGCGTTCCTGACGAAGGTGCTCGGTGAGGCGACGGCGGCGGGTGTGGCGCAGTACGCCGACCCGGAGACCGGTCTCGTGCACGACGTGCCGGGGGTGGAGATCCGCCCGAGCCGGGCCCGTACGAACCGGTTGACGTTCTCGCGTGCGTCGAAGTCGCAGCCGTTGAACGGGCGCGAGCTGGTCGCGAAGGCGTACCGCGAGGGCGCGCTCGCCGACGTGCTGCCCGCCCTGGCGCCGGGTGGTGAGCCCGAGTGATCGCCGTCCTCGCCTTATCGACGGTCGCTGTGATGGCCGTTGCCGCTCTGGTCATTCCCCGCGTGCTGGACGCCCAGTGGGCGGCCGAATGCCGCCGCCACGCCGCACGCCACCGCAAGTAGCCGGACCGCCCGCCCCGCACCGCCGGGGCGGGCCCCCGAACGGAGCCCCCATGGACCTTCTGCGTACGTCGCTCCACCCGACCGACCTCGCCGACCTGAACGCCGCCGCCCGCCTGCGACCCGCCGCTACGGTCGCCGAAGTCGCCGGCCTCGCGGTGACGGCCGAACGGTACTCCCGCACCGTCCACTGCCCGCCGCAGTTCTCCCGCTCGCTCGCCGTGGGCACCCTCGCCACCATCCGCCGCCTGCTCAACGTCGAGCAGCAGCTCGCCGCGACCCGCGCCGCCATCGCCGCGCACGTGGCCGCCGACGACGCAGGCGACGACCCCATCCCAACCGACCTGCTCGACGCACTCGCCCACGCTGGCTGCGCCCTCGACGCCGACGAGCTCGGCACCGCCCGCACCCTCCACACCGCCACGGCGGTGACCTGGTGACCGACTGGCGCACCCTCGCCGCCTGCCTCGACGAGGACCCCGACGCGTTCTTCCCCGACCCCACCGACACCCCCGCCATCACCTACGCCAAGAGCATCTGCACCGGCTGCCCCGTCCAAATCACCTGCCTCGAAACCGCCATCCGCGAAGAAGCCGGACGCGGCCTCAGCTTTCGAGCCGGCATCCGTGGCGGCAAAACCCCCGCCCAGCGCGTCCGCGAGTACTGGCGGCGCGCCCGCGACCGCGCCGCCCACCGCGCACCCGCCCCGCCGGTCGTCGTCGACCCGCCGAAGCCGAAGCCGAAGTCGGACCGGAAGCGGCCGACGTTCATCGGCGACAGGACGCGCGCGACCATCGCCCGGCGCCGCCTGGCCGGTGAGGGCGCGACGGCGCTCGCCCGCGAGTACGACATCACGACGAAGACCGTTCAGCGGATCGCCCGCGCCGCCGAGCGCGCGACCGCCGAACAGCAGGCCGCCGCGTGACGCCGGCCCAGCGGCTCGACGCCGCCCGCCAGCAGCTCGACCAGCCCGCCCCGCCGCCCGTGCCCGGACAACTCGGCATCGACGTCCCCGCCGGCCCTCGCATCGGCTCCTGGTGCTCCGGCTACCGCGGCCTCGACATGGCCGTGGAGCGCGTGTTCGGCGGCACGACCACCTGGGTGTCCGACATTGACCCCGGCGCAAACAAGATCCTCGCCCACCACTGGCCAACCACGCCGAACCTGGGCGACCTCACCACGACCGACTGGCAGGCCGTGGTCAACGAGTACGGCCCCGTGGACATCGTCTGCGGCGGCTACCCCTGCCAGCCCTTCAGCACAGCTGGCCTCCGGAAAGGAACCGAAGATGAGCGGCACATCTGGCCGTACATCGCAGACGCCCTTCGCATACTTCGACCCCGAGTCGCGATCTTTGAGAACGTCGCAGGGCACCTTCGACTGGGATTCGACACCGTCCTCGCCGACCTTGCCGCGCTCGGGTTCGATGCGGAGTGGGCGCTTGTACGCGCGTCGGAGGTCGGGGCTCCCCACCGGCGGGAGCGGCTGTTCATCCTCGCCACTGCTCAAGACGCCGACGGCAAACTTGGCGATCAACGGCGGTTCGCAGCACCCGGACAAGCGGAAGGCCGGGGGGCATGGACCGACGCTCGCCGACGAGGTGGAACACCTGCTACCCACGCCGTTGGCGAACATGAATGGCCCGTCGCAGCGGGAAATCCTCGCCGGGAATCCAAAGAACCGCTTGGAAGCAGCCGTCGCACTCCTGCCGACGCCGCGCGCCTCGGACGGGGAGAAAGGTGGTCCGAACCAGCGGGGCAGCAAGGGCGATCTGATGCTGTCCTCGGCAGTGGTGCAGCTCTTGCCGACGCCGACACGGGCCGACGGGGAGCGGACGAGCGCCACGTTCGGCCGGGGCAACCCGACGCTGACTGGGGCCGTTTCGCCCCCGCCGTCGCCCGCTGGGAGCACGCCACCGGACGACGAGCCCCCAGGGCAACTGACGATCGCAATCGCCTGAGCCCTGCCTTCGTCGAATGGCTCATGGGCCTGCCCGGCGGACACGTCACCCACGTGCCCGGCCTGACCCGCACCCAGCAGTTGAAGGCCCTCGGCAACGGGGTCGTGCCCCAGCAGGCAGAGGCCGCCATTCGACTACTGGCCGCCCGGGCGCTGGTGCCCGCATGACCGCGCCCGCGGCCGACAAGCCGCCGCCGGTGTGCGAGCACGGTAACCCGCGCTGCGGAGCCGTCCCCGTCCGCCCCTACATCTCCGGCCCCCGCTGCGACAAGCACCAACCCGCCATCACCCGCCCGTACTACCAGCGACAGGAGCCGAAGCCGTGACCGTCACCCTGTTCCCGCCGCTGTCGTACGGAGTCGCCGACATGGGCGCCGAACCGCTCGACGAAGGCCCGCGGTTCGCCCGCACAACCGGCATGTCCCGGTGGCACCGGCCCCGCTCCGGCGTCCGCTTCCCCGACGGCCGCACCGTCTACAGCCTGTGGTGCGGACAGCACGCCGGCGGCCTGCACAAGGCAGGCCCGCTACTCACCGCCGACAGCACACCGGCCGGTGACCTGGTGTGCGCCACGTGCGACGGCCGGTCCGTCGGCGCCGGGCAAGAGACGCACGGGCCCGCCGGCCGCACGCTGACGTTCGGCCCCCGCGGCATGACCCCGCCGAAGTACTGCCCCGGCAGCCGCACAGCCCTGTACGAGCCGCTGCCCGGCGGCACGACAGCCCGCTGCCTCGCCTGCGGCGACGTGCACCCGATCCGGGCCATGGGCGGCCCGTACGCGTCCCGCTGCGCCATCGTGCAGCACCCGCCCGGCCCGGCCCTGTTCACGCCCTGCCCGTTCCACCGGTGGCGGCACCCGACCGCCCGCGCAGGCCGCCTCGCCTGCGCCTGCGGCCGCCCCCTCGACCCCCCGCAGTAACACCCCTCGCACGGCCCGCGGGCGAGGCCGGACCCGATCCCCTCGCCCGCGGACGCCCCCGCAGAACGGAGCACAACCCCCGTGACCCTCGACGCAATGGACTGGGTGTGGCGACACGCCAGCAGCCGCGGGAACGCACGCCTCGCCCTGCTCGCCGTCGCCGACGCCACCACCGGCCCCGAAGCCACCGCCCCCATGGGCGCCGCCGAGTTCATGCGCCGACTCGGAGGCGTCCCCAAGTCCACCGCTCTCGCCGCCGTCGCCCGCGCCGTCGAGTCCGGCGAGCTCGCCCTCGAACGCCCCGCCGCAGGCTCCCGGCCCGCCCTCTACCGGCTCCCCGGAGCCGTCAACTACACCCGTCACGCCCCGAATAGCGGTCGGGAATCCGGACCGCAAACGCCCGTTGCGGAGCGGTCTGGAAACCCGACCACTAGCGAACAGCGGTCGGAAATCCAGACCACAAACGCCCCCGATAGCGGTCCGGAAACCCGACCACTACAGGAACAGTGGTCCGACGGTTTGTGGTCTGAAAACCCGACCGCTTGTGGTCGGGAATCACTACCCCATCACTCACCCAAAGAGAGAGTGAATGAAGGAGTGAGGGAAGACGGCCCGCCGTCCGCCGTCGTACCCGACTTCGCCCGCCCCCTGGTCGACAAGATCACCGCCGCACAGGTCTACCCGCAGTGGAACCTGACCCCCGGCGAATGGTTCCAAGTCGACGCCATGGTCAAGCGCTCCGGCGCCGACATGCTCGCCGCCGTCGCCGTCAAGGCCGCCGCGAAAAAGGACGTCTCCCACGCCCGCTACTTCCTGCGCGCCTGGCAGTCCCTCCCCCCGGCCCCCACTGCCGGCACC